GTGCCATTCGATGGCCAAGCGTCGACGTTCCGCAGCAAGACAGTTGTATTCCTCGAGATGCTCGAGTTCTCGTTCGAAGGGGGCAAGCGATGGCTGCGCGGCAGAATCACGAACCCAGATGGGCAATTCTGCCTCATGGGAGGCATATATTTCGTTCGGAAGCAGATCGGCCAATCTGACGACAACGCGGTCCATTACCTCGCGAGCGCCATCCGAGGCCGATACGGGTTTCTTGGTGCGAGCTGCCCGTTGGGCTTCAAGGATGAAACCTTGATATCCGGCTTCAACGATATCCGGTCGCATACGTTCTATAATATTCGGGCTATCATTCATCCGGCACGCGAGCTCGCGATGGTGGATGCATACGTTGAAGAGATGGAACGCGGATCACTCGTAAGCGTCGGGCAGCACAAGCGGCGGCAGGTCGGGAGGCGAAGGGTGCGGAATGCTGCGGAGAGCACCGCAGCTGGTCGACAAGATCACTCCAAATCCAATGTCTATGCCGTAACTGCAGGCAGCCGTTTGGCTCCTACCACGCTCGCCGAGCACTAATCCTGTGACTAACAACAGGAAGCTGACAACAGAGATCCTCCACCAAGTCTGATGAACGGTCTGCCAACCGTTTAGTTTGATCTTCTTCATCTCGGCCTCGGCTTCGCGCCTTCGCGGCGCTGAGCGGGTTGCTCTGCGGGACGGTCGGATTGAGGCTCGATGGCGCGGCAAACCAGTCTGCCCGCTACGCTGACCTGATCGACAAGAACCAGATCGAATCCTTTTGCATCACCGTGCGGCCAAACTGCTCCGACCGGATGCCATTGGGCCTGCGCGTCGTCGTTCTTCGGGTCTATAACTATGTATGCGCGATGTGACGGTGGCTTTGCCATTTGTCTCTTCTCCTGTTTCTAAGGTTGACTGGTTAATGCCTGCTTGATCCTCTTCACGCGCTCGCGCATGTCCGGTCGCTCGCTCAGCTCTTTCCCGCGACGCTCCAAATGAAGGACAGTTGTGTGATCGCGGTACGCGAGCTCGCGCCCGATTTGCGTCTGCGATGCTTTGGTCATTCTGCGGCAGAGATAGACGGCAATCGCCCTCGGCTGGCTCACGACATGGCGGCGGCTGTGTCCGGTAATGTCTCCAGACGCAATTCGGAATTCTGCGGCGGTTGCGGAGATAATGCTGCGGATGGTGATAGGCATGTCCCGGCTTCTTTCTGTGCCTTAACGGTTTCCGTCCAAGATTTCCTGAACCTGATATTCCAAGTCGTCGCTATTCACATTCGGCACGATTCTTGTCGTGATGATCTCGACTACTCGATCATACCATTGCTCGAATTCAGTCTGCGACATGGCAGCAAAGCTGATCGATTTCGGGATCATGAATGGTATGCCGTCGATGGTTTTGCCTACATCAAACAATCCCGTCGCCACCTTCAACGCATTCAACAAGTCCTGCGTTGTCGCGTATTGTCTCTGATGTGGAAAAACGATGGATAGCAATGCGAACAGTTTTCGGTGGTGGCCGGGATTGCGCGACCTCCTGATAACTGCCGTCACGGTTTCCTTAAGCTTGATGCTTTCTAACGCCTCAAGGCTTACCGGATCGGCCGCGGCCAGCTTTTGGCCTTCGCGAACAAGGAGCATGTCCAATGCCATTAGAAAGGCGCCTCTTCTTCCATTTCAGGCATTGGGTCATTCTGGCCTGTCTCGTTTCCTGTGATCTGTTTGTATTCTGGCGAAGCAGCAATCATGTTGCGCCAATAATCCGGCAGGCTTTCAAAGGTAGCCTTGTCGAAGGTTGACAAGCTGAACGCTAGTGGTTTGTTTATGAGCGGCGTCGATGATTGTCCGCTTGGCAAAGCCATAATGGCATTTACTTTTGTGTATGGTTTGCCCTGTTTGCTGGTAGCATCCGTCACCTGCAGGAAGCAGGATTTGCCAATCAGCTTCTCGATATCGAACGCACCGAATTCTGCCGGCGTAAACGGCTTTCCACGCCAAGCGTTGATATCCGTAACTAAGTTAGACTTCTCGCTGCTGGAGAACGTGTATTCCTTGCCGATAGTGAAAGGACGGCCATCTGCCATTAACGCATTCGGCAACTCCCAAACTATGCGGATTTTCCGGCTGACCTTGTGCTCGCCCTTGTCGTCGGTAAATGGGCTGATCTGGCTGCCGAGATCGACAATCTGGTAGCAGGTAGCAATGTGTGAACCGGATGGTGCTTTCTCAAATGTTTGCTGTTCAGGCATTATGATCGGCATCGTTTCTCCTAGCTGGGGGTTGATCGGATTCTCTGAAGGTAAGTTCTGCGTTGATCGAGCTGTAAATCTGTCTCAGTTCTTCGGTCGTGAAGTCCGTCATGCATTGCGGCGTATCGAAATACCTCACCAAGTCTGCCGGATGCATTTCAACCAACCCGCTTGCACGGCGAGGGCCTCGGATATGCAAGTCGGCCATTACTGCACCGTTTTCGGTTTCCGCAGCGGCATCGGCATCATGTTCTCAGCAACGGTCGGCGGCAGGACGGCAGATCCTTCAACGGACGCAACATGCGTTCCCAAGGGGATCACTGCTTCGTAGTAACCCGACACGTGGCCTGTAGCCACGGACGTCACGACAAGCAGAAGGCTCAGGAAAGCAATCGTGTGGTAGGCGCGCTTTGCACCTCTCCATGCGGCGCTATATGCATTAATGCACTGTGACAGCATGCAAAGCCTCCTGCGGGATTGGGTTGACCGGATAAAGAACTGCAATCGGGAACGACACGGTGGTTTTCAGCGGATCGCATTCGAAGTAGACCCGCGCATGCCACTCGCCGTTGTTCTGCTGCCAGAAGCTGGTGATCGTCATGAGAGCTGGTGATCGTCATGAGAGCTGGTGATCCGGGGAGGGTGACGAGCATATTGATCCGGTAGTTCTTTAGATCGGTCACGACAGCACCTTCATCGCGATCACGGCGAGTGCGAAGATGACGAAGACTTGGGCGATGAGCTGGGGAGTGATGGTCATGCAGCCTCAGAATGGGAGTAGAAGTGTGTATTGCCGAAGTTGTATATACATAGATTGTAGGACGGTTGCAACAACTATTTTGAGACCATATTATCCTATTGAAACTGTAGCACAAATCCTATAGTATAGGCAAACATGGCTACAGAATACGCATCTTTCCGCGCAAAGATTGAAGCTTTCCTAGAACGAACAGGCATGGCCGAATCACGTTTCGGGCGCGATGTCATGCGCGACAGCAAGTTCTATTATTCTCTCAGAAAACACAAACGCTCGCCGACGCTCCGCACCGTTCAACGCGTAGAAAAGTTCATCGACAATTACGATGGATGATATTCTCTGACATTCTAATTCTGCTCGCCTTCCTCATGTCTCTCCTTCCACCGCGCGCCTGTCCCAAACAGGGAAAGAAAACGAAGAAGCCCCGCAAGCCAATCCAACGCAAAGCAAGGTTCAGGATTTATGAGCATCCAGGCAAGGCCTACAAACTCGAACCGACCGAAAACATCCGCCGCAAAGCCGAAGAGTGCCGCGCTCGCCAGATTGCAGCAGCAAATCCGGCAGAACTCCGCTTCGCCGGCATCCTCAACCAGCTCGGAATTCCCTTCGAATATCAGGTCATCTTTCACCGCACGGGCAGTTTCATTTGCGTTGACTTCGTTGTGCGAGCTCATCGAGTGGCATTTGAAGTGGACGGTAAGGCCGCTCATGCATCGCAGAAGGGTTATGACATTGGGCGGGATAAATGGCTCGCGTCGCAGGGCTTCAACACCATTCGCATCGATGCCGCGGCCGTCTTCCGGCGCCGAACCGACACTGCGCTACTGGTGAAGCGGGAACTGGGTCTATGACGCTGCGAGCTGTTAAACCAACCCCCTGACCTGCATCACGCCGAAACCAATCCCTTCTAAACGCCCGCGCTTTGTCTGGGCCCATCCAGTTCATCTGCTGATCGAAGCAGAATACTCTTGCAAGTGCGGGACAACTCGCCTTACGCAACCACGGGGCACCCCGAAATCATGCAAAGAGGACACGACCGCGATGATAGCTGTTGGCTGCTTTATCCCCTTCGTGCTGCTGATTATTGGCGCAGCGTTGGGAAGCTACCTCGGCGGCGTGCACGGCGGCTATTGGGGAGCCAGTGTCGGGTTCGGCGCGGGCGTCCTGGCCTCCGCGGTCGGAATGATGGCAATCTATCGCGTGCGGGGAGAAGGTTAAAGAGCCTTCCGCCTTCCTTTCCTTTTGGCGCCATCAGCCGATTGCTTCCCCAGCCCAGCCTTCCTCGCCAATCGGGATCGCACCTTGGTATAATCTGGCGCCACGATCGGATATTCGCGCGGCAGATCCCACTTCCGGCGGTATTCACCAGGTGTGAGTTTGTGATCGGTCGCCAGGTGCCGCTTCAACATCGAGAAGTGCTTTCCGCACTCGAGGCACACTAGGTGATCAGGCTTTACCGACTGGCGGATGGGGACAGCCGGCTCGGGTTTCGGGGGCTCAATCGGTTGCCCAGCAGTGGCCAAGGCTTGGTGAACATCGACGATCAGTTTTGGTAGATCAGCCGAATGCACCGCATTTCGCGAAACATGCGCCGATACAATCTGAGCTGCGAACTCTAGCACGCCATTCTCAGCCATTTATCATGGTCCTACCAATTGGATACGGATGGAACTACTAAAGCGATCCAGCCTTGTCTACTGACCAGTATGCAAAAAGGTCGTGATAGTAGCATTGCGCCCAACGCAATCGTGGACGCCTGCAATACTGGTTTCAGTATCCGATAATCACCGGGCCGCAGGGTAGCGGCCCAATGATTCGACATCAGCCGACTTCGTAGCCACCGCTCCATGCCATTTGTGATTCAGTGGGTGAGGTCATTTGCGCCTTAAATGTGCCTCGCCCCTTCAGGTTCGCGAGTGTTCCCGTGCCGCCGGCGAATCGCCATTCGCCCTCAACAATCATTGCAGCGTCTTGGCCGGTTGAGACTTTGGCGTCGAACGTCCCGAAGCTCGTATCCCCATTCATGTGCAAGTTATGGAAATGGCCGCGCTGTTCGCCTTTTCCGTCCACAACGTCGGTGGTGCCGACGTACGTCATCTTGGCGCCGTTCCACCGGTGATCGGATGTCTTGTGTAGGCCCAGCATGACCGCCAGCCCCATTTGATGATCTCTGGCGCCTGGGACGCTGGTTATGGTCTGCGACTGCAGTTTGGACGAGCATGTGCCTGAGAAGTCTGTCATTGCGTTCCCCCTGTCAATCTTACTTGTTTCGGACGCAGTCGACCTCGCCAGCCGTCAGCTGGCGCGCAACTTTGCACTCGGTTATTCGGCCGCGTCAACTGCTATTGACTTCCACGGGACCTCGTGAAGTAGATCACGCGCCCGCACTCCGGGCAAAATAAGGGAATGCAACAGGAGGAACACGGTGGCATACGCTGTAGCGCGTATTTATTCTGGTTCCACGGCAACAGAACAATTGGCAGAAATAGCATTGAAGGAGCTCGCGCCAAAGTTGGCCGCGAGAGGGGGTTTGGTCCGGTATTCAACCTTCGTCTTCTCTGACGGACGTATTGGGTCTTTCTCCGTCTACGAGAGCCAGGACGCTGCGAAAGGCACTTCACACATCGCCGCGGAACTCGTGGGGGGTCACAACGCGTTCAAGGGCATCAAATTGGATGAGACGATGGAGGGCGAGGTCATTTATGCGGCCGAAGGAACCGCAAAGTCGACAGGTAGAATGCATGGCGTTGGTCGTATCTATGAGACAAAGGCTTCAACCAGTGACATAAAGGGCGCCTTCGAAAACGAAGGGCCTGCAGCCCTCAGCACATTTGTCGGTCTCGTGCGCTACGCGGTCGTAAAGATGATCGATGGCCGAGTAGGAACGTTTGGCTCTTTCGATACGCCCGATAATGCAAAAAAATCCTCCGAAGGAGCACGGAAAGTCCGCTCGACAAGCGCTTCACAGATCGGCCGCTGCCTTCCTTCAGATCCGCAAATAATGGAAGGAACTATCGTCGGGGTTTATCAGGCCTGAGAAGGGTGTCCTTGCCGGCATCATTAGCACAGGGCCGTTGGTGATGCCGCCTCGGTGCAGACCTGCCCGAGTGCGGCCGGACAATTAGCTTGTACGGCATGATCTCGTTTGGTAGTATACACGCTCCAGTCTAGGAGCGCGGGTTACGCGGCTTGATCACCGCTTGGCCCTTCCCGTAGCAGGGAGCCGCCCGCTGCCCCTGACGCCTTTGCTACGGTTCTCTTCTTGGCTGAGTTTCCTGCCCTTCCTCTTTTCACAGACTCATTGCTGGCCGACACGGGTCATTTGAGCCATGAGGAGTTTGGCGCGTACTTGCGCATCCTTATACTCATATGGCGTAGCCCGGAATGCAGGGTTCCATCCGCACATGCATGGCTTATGCGTCGCATGGGGTGCGATGATAGGAAATTCAATGAGTTATTCGAACCGCTAATATCTGAATTTCTCATCAGAGATAAGACCGGTGCATTTTATACGCAAAAGCGCCTCCTGAAGGAATTCCTGTACGTCCGCGATAGTCGCCAGAAAAAGAGCGATGCTGCTAAGTCGCGGTGGGATAAAGAAAAAGACCCATGCAAACGCAATGCACCCCACCCCACCCCACCCACACCACAGGTTTTTAAAAACGGAGGTTTGAATGACAGCCGACCAAAAACAAGCGCTGACGCAGTCGCACAGTTTATCGCAGAGCAGGGAACAGCATCCGCAGATCTGGACGTCAAATGAACGCATTTCTGTCGCGCAAGCACTGAGCAAGGTATTCGACGTTCAAAAGCAATTCGGCAAGACGCCGGCTCAGCTGAAAACGATCATTGAAGCTTTCTGCTGGGCACTGCAGCGCTACCCATCTGAGCGAGTAATCTGGGCGCTCGGTGAATACATGCTTCATCGCTCCGATATGCCAACGCCATTCGATATCCGCCAACTGATCGACCCTGTTCCCGCAGAACCCAAGTGGGACAAGGCCTACTACATCAGGCTAACGAAGCTCCGAGAGGACCACGGCCCTTACGCACTCAATGATGACGAAGAGAATTACCTCAAGGGCTACGAAGATCATGTGCGGATGCATCGGCCACAATGAGTCGTACTGGCTGGCCAATCTCCTCAGTACCGAGTGCCCTTCGCGGGGCGGGGCTTCGGAAGCCGGACTGTATTCAAAAGGGTTTCGAGATCGGCGAGGGGTGCGACGGCGGTACCATTCTGGTGCCGATCAGGACTCCCAATCGGCCCTCATCGGAGCTCCCATTACCGAAGCTTGAACTTCGGCCACATCCAGGCATTGAGCACATCAACTTCTGCATCTTTGCCGAAAGCGGAGGTGATAGCCTGTATTACCTTTGTCCTGGACAACTTTAGGTTTGTATCGCTCGGATATAAATTCGTCTGCTGATCGATGAACTGATATTCCAACATGAGGGCCTTAAACAAGTTAACCTCCGCGGGACTAAGCGCGACTTGGACCGAGTATATATATTGGCGATATTCCCACGCCATCACACCATATTCTTTTCTTTCTGTGACACCCCGGTCAATACTGAGGTCTTCCGAGCTTATCTCGACCTGTTTAAGCTTGACTATGGGTACGTCTTGAACCGGACCGATTTCGCTCGCACGTGTAACGCTGCTCTGTATTTCTATTATGATGTTGGCATAAGCCTTCTTCCCTTGTGATTGCAAGTTCGCCACGGCAGCATTGTGATCCTGAATCTGGCGCCATATCTCCGGCTGAAGTTCCTTCGTTTGGCGGTCAAGCCAAGACCTGGTGACGGATTCTTGCAGCTTTGCGGCTAAAAATGAAAGTGCGAGCTCGGCGATTCCGAAGCCCACGATTGTGAGGCCTTCGCCAAATCCGCTACTCCCGTTTGGCATGCGCCGCACGATCGAGTCCGAGTCCAGAGGCAACTCCGTACCGATCGGCTCAGGACGAAAGTTACCCCTGACCACGTTCGGCAAATCCATCGGTCGGCCGCCTCTGTACAGGATGCATATCTGCCTTCCACCTCTGACATAATCGAGGCCTATAACCGCGTCGTACTCATCGAGGTTAATTCGGTTTGCCGTAACGAAGTTCTTGAACACGCGGCCGTAATTCACATTGGCTAGCTTGATGCTCGGCTCTACCATTTTCAGGTCCTTTTGCCAGCGCGCATCGGTTGTCAGATCCAGTACCCGAAGCGACGACGGATCAATGACGACAGAATAGACGCGGCGAGCCGCCGGATCGTCAGCTCTGAGATCGGCATACTTAAGCGCAACCTCCTTGGTGTCGGTGAGATACATCCCATCGCCAATGTCGTGGTCAGCGGTTTTATCGGCAGGAATCGGCGCAACGCCAACTGCTTCGCCACGATACCATTTGTCGCCCATCGATAATCCTTCCAGCGTGTGGACACATTGATCCATCAAACGTTGGAAGGGGCAAGGCGGGTTCAGGTGCCAAATAGGCACTTGCGAATAAGTTTCAGAAGGAATAAATTTGCTGTCCTCTGCTGCGCTTCGCCATCTTGCATCTCTCGGTTCTTCGGTTCCCTACTTGCTCTCTCGCCGCACCAATCTCAAATCACTTGCCGAGATAGAGGCTGAGCGCCGTGCGCCGCGCCAGCGTGAAGGCAACTGGCGCAATGGCATAAATCCTGAAGTCGACGATCGCTGGCGCCGCACCTCGCCTAAGGAGCGTGCTGAACGCGACATCAAGATCCGTGAGCTCTGGCTTGCGGGGAAGACATATCAGCAGATCTTATGCGAACTCGACCTCCCCTATGGAACCGTCCAAACCAGCATCCATCGCCAGGGGCTGCGCGGTAAGGGAGGTAGCAGGAAGTCTGGATGGCGCGGTGGCAAACGCGTTCTGCCGCCGGCAACGACGCCGCGCCGCGCGAGCGTCCTCGATGGCCAAGGCCCATGAAGGCATCCGACGTTCCGGCCTTCCTCCTGGAGAAGCGCCCGCTGCCGCCGCGCAAGCCGACCGCTCCACCCAAGATCGCGCGCAAGCGAATGCCCAAGCATGCTCTCCGCGTTGAAGGCGACACCGGTACCGCCGAGATGAAGAGGCAGCAGGTAGTCATCATGGAAGTAAGGGATCGATCATCGACCGGTCATCCTACTTCGATGGGGGTGAGGGTCGAATCGCAGCTGCCGCTCGATCGTCATAAGAACCGTGGTGAGCTCGACCCCGACAATGCTTGGCGGAACCTTATGCTGTGGGAGGCTGCTGAGCGGCTTCGCCAGGATTTCGAGGCCTCCGGGATGGCGCCCAAGGTCTGCAGCAGCTTTGCGCCGCGCGTGACTGGCGGGAAAGGAACTCTGGAGGCGGATCACCAGGTAGACGCGTGGAAGCGCTACAAGAAAGCGATGGACAATGTCGGCCAAACGCTGCGGCCGATCGTATTCTACGTTTGCATCAGCGGTGAGGCTGCGCACGACTGGGCGCGCAGGAACGCCATGATCCCACAAGCCGGGCTGCCGATCCTCCGCTTGGCGCTAGCCGAGCTTGCCCATCACTATGGCCTTGCTAAGCTCCCTGAGGTTTCGACCTCAGTCTGACCGCTGTTTGGTGGTATGTGGCGCCGCTGCGCGATCGTCCTCTGATCCAATTCGCGGAGTTCGTTGTAGATTGCATCGGCCTGCTCTTTTTGGCTCATGCGCGGCCATTCCTGCCCGTGTTTCGCCTCTGCTCGGCCCATAGCAATTTGCAGATCATTTTTTTCCATGAGGGATCTCCAGCCTCAATGGATTAAATAATGGCGTGGCTCCTATTACCGTCGCCTAACATATTCGTTACGCGCGATTTTGTGAGAAGGCTCGGTCGCGCCGTTTGCGAGGAGTTAAATTTTTCTCCCAGCCACCTGTGTCACCAGGAAGGACGTCATGACAGACTCTGGATCCGCCGCTGCGATGACGGCATCTTCGATGCATTCTTCCAGACGGTCTTCCGACATCAGCATGCTGTTCACAATCTGCGGCCTGAGCCAATTTGCAAACTGCAGGGGTGCCTGTTTGTAGGGGTCTTGCCCGTGGCAGGCGAGAACCGCGTTGCGTTGCGATACATCGCGAACCCCCGCAGCTGTCAGCATTCCGAACGTATACCGGCCAGCATTGAAATCGCCGCCGGCCGCCCGGAGAGCGCCGAAAATGGCACTCTTCAACCTCATCCATGTCGCATTGCACGGCGCGACGTTCCAGCACGAACCGTCTGGCTCCTGAATGGCAATGATGCCGCCAGGGCGCAACAGGCGCAGCATTTCTCCAAGGATCTGATCGGCCCGGCCCGCGGGCGCGAATAGAAAGCGGCAATGAACCAAATCAAACTGACCGCTGGCCAACCCTGTGACGGAAGCCAATCCTTCGGAAATGGTAACATTGGCAAGATCGGCTTCGTCGACAAACTTGCGCGCGGCGTGAAGTCGAGTCGGATTGTTTTCGATTCCGGTGACGGTTCCACGTTCACCTACTGCGCGGGATAGTGAGCTCAATGCTCCCATCGCACCGCAGCAAAGATCAACGGCATGCGATCCAGGCCGGATGTGAAGACTGGAGAAGAATTCGTCCGCCGCAGGCTCCCACGCCGTGGACTGCAACCTTAGCCGATAGAGTTCTGCGATATCGTCTTCGCTTTTGACGGCCAGTTCAGCGTTCATGCCTATGCGCTCCACAAATCGAGAATGGTCGATGCACGTCTGGAGGGCACGCTCCTTCTAAGCGCCTTTTGCTGCTGTGCGGACATCTAGACAATGCATTCAATAGCCAAGGAGTTGCTGACGACACAATCATTTCGCCTCTCGATAGCTGCTTTGTGAAAGCAAAGGTCTGAAGCGCTTACCTATCTGATAGCAGCGCAACGCCACTTTCCTGTTGGTTTCGCCTGCAACTATCGACTGTGACGAATTGTCTTGACGGCAGCGTCACGCTGAATGTATGTTTTGAATCACGATGTAGAGTTGTCGCCGCAGTCCTACCGGGCCGCGGCTTTTTTGTTGCCTATTCGCTCAAGCGGATAGTGAGCTAAAACATCCGCAGTCCGCGGCGCTTTACCTCCTTTCTGAGTGCTGAGCGGATCGACAGCTGGAAAGACAGCAAACCGAGGCAAAATGTCGATCCACCTCAACCCGGCGCACAAAGGCAGATTGCATGCCGCGCTTGGAATTCCTCTCTCGAGAAAGCTGACCTTGGCGCAGATCAAGAAAGCTGAGCATAGCCGCAGTCCGACAGTGCGTAAGGAAGCTCAATTCGCAGACAACTTCCGCCGCAAATAATTCAACCATTTAGCAATTGCATCCAATTCATGCCATTCAAGCCAGGACAATCAGGCAATCCATCCGGTAGGAACGGCCAAAAGCCCATCAGTGATGCGCTGAAGGCTCTGCTATCGCGCAATCCCGGGAAAACTCTCGAACAGACTGTCTGCGATACCAATGCGCAGTTGATCGCATTCAACATGATGGTCAAGGCCTTGGGTGGCGATAAGGATACTATCAAGGAAGTCATCGATCGCACCGAAGGCAAGCCGGCCCAATCCGTCGAACACTGCGGCAGCATTGCCCGCGACCACGAAGAAAACCTAGAAATCCTCGATAACCCAGAATCTGATGACGCCACGCGAGAGGGAACTACGCCTCCGGTTGCGTGACTCGTTCGAGTACTATGCTCCGCGATGCCTGAAGATACGCACGAAAAGTGGTGCGATTGAACCCCTGCAGCTGAACGAAGCGCAGCAGTATTTACACGCCAAATTGGAAGAGCAGAAAGCGAGAACCGGAAAGGTTCGTGCCCTGACGTTGAAAGGGCGGCAGCAAGGTTGCAGCACATACACGGAAGGCCGGTTTTTCCATAGGGTTACGCATAGGCCCGGCACACGGGCATTCATCCTGACACACATGGATGACGCCACGAACAACCTGTTCGGCATGGCGAAAAGATTTTATGAGCATTGCCCTGAAGTCGTTCGACCCGTTATGGCGGCGTCGAACGCCAAGGAATTGATCTTCAGCCGCCTCGATAGCGGCTACAAGGTCGGCACGGCCGGAAGCAAAGGCACTGGCCGTTCAGACACTATCCAGCTCTTCCACGGCTCAGAGGTTGCCTACTGGCCGAATGCAGCTAGTCACGTCGCCGGCGCACTGCAGGCCGTTCCTGATGAGCCTGGCACAGAGATCATACTGGAAAGCACCTCGGCGGGCCGGCAGGGCCTCTTTTACGAGATGTGCGCCGCGGCTATGCGCGGAGAGGGGGAGTATATCCTCGTCTTCATTCCATGGTTCTGGCAGCGAGAATATCGCAAGGAGGTCGCGGCCGGTTCCACGTGGAACGCCGATGAGCTGGCTTACAAAGCAGCCCATGGACTGGATGACGAACAAATGGCCTGGCGACGGGCCAAAATCGTCGAGCTGAACGGGATTCACAATTTCAGGCGGGAATACCCTGCCACGCCACAAGAGGCCTTCAGCGCCGAAATACCGGGCGCGCTGTGGAAGCGCGAGCAGATCGATAAGCTGAGGGTTCCACGGGACCAATTACCCGCGCTGACACGCATTGTCGTCGCGGTTGACCCGTCAGGTGGCGATAAAGAACGGAACGACGAGGTTGGCATAGTCGCCGCCGGCGCCGATGCGCAGAGACACGGTTATACGCTTGCCGACGAATCAGGGCGGTATTCGCCCGATACGTGGGCGCGGAAGGCTGTTGCGCTTTACCACTTGTTGAAAGCCGACCGGATTGTAGCTGAGGCGAATTTCGGCGGCCAAATGGTCGAGCACACCATTCGAACCGTCGACCCGGATGTGCCAGTTAAGCTCGTTCATGCCAGCCGCGGCAAGCAGGCTCGAGCTGAGCCGATCGCCGCTTTGGCCGAACAGGGCAGAGATCACCACGTAGGGTTCTTCCAAGGCCTCGAGGACGAGATGGTCACCTGGGTGCCTCTCACCTCAACCGACAGCCCGAACCGGGTAGACGCCAAGGTCTGGGCTCTGACAGAGCTGCTGATCGATGGCGGAACCGCCGATGTGTCGGCCCTGCGGTTGTGACCGGAGATACGATGCCAACTAGCGTTCGCCAGCAATCCAGCGCCGTCTTGAAGATGGCCGAGGACTGGCTACTGATCGACGCCCTCATGGGCGGCACGAACGCCATGCGGAAGCAGAGCACGAAGTTCCTTCCGAAGTGGCCGGCCGAAGACCAGGAGGCCTATAGCCTGCGTCTTGCAACCGCCACGCTGTTTCCGGCCTATGCGCGCACGGTTTCGGTGCTGGTGGGCAAGCCATTCTCGAAACAGGTCACGTTCGATGAGAAGGTCCCGGGCAGGGTCAAGCCATGGCTCGAGGATGTGGATCGTGAGGGCAGAAACCTTCACACATTCGCCGCTGCTCTCGCCGAGGAAGCTCTAAGCCACGGGCTTTGCGGGATTCTGGTCGATGCGCCGGCTGCTGAGGGCGTGCGCACCATTGAGGATGAGAAAAGCGCCGGCATCCGTCCGTATTTCGTGCATATCAAGCATGACGCGATACTGGGGTGGAGAATCGATACCACGAACGGTGGCGCGCGATTAAAGCAATTGCGCCTTCTCGAGAGCGTCGAGGAGGACGACGGAGAATTCGGCACCAAGACGGTCGAACAGGTGCGAGTGCTCGAGCCGGGCAAATGGACGACGTATCGGAAGGTTAAGAGCGACAGCGGCCAGGAGACTTGGGTCCAACACCAAGCCGGCACCACCAAGGTGAAAGAGATACCGTTCGTCCCCGTCTATGGGCGGCGGACCGATTTCATGACCGGCACACCGCCGATGCTCGAGCTTGGCTGGGCCAATGTCGAGCACTGGCAGAGCAAAAGCGACCAGCAAACAATACTGCACGTCGCGCGAGTACCGATCCTCTTCGGCAAGGAACTGGGCGCCAAGACGAAGGTCGCGGTCGGATCAGGCACGATGGTCAATGCGTCATCGAAGGACGCGGATCTGAAATACGTCGAGCATACCGGTGCCGCTATTGGGGCCGGCAGGCAATCACTGCTCGATCTCGAAGATCGGATGCGCCAGATCGGCGCCGAGCTGCTGGTCATTAAGCCGGGTAACCGCACAGTCGTCGAAACCGTTGCCGACAACGAGCAGGGCAAATGCGACCTCCAGCGCATGATGGAATCGATGGAAGACGGCCTCGACCAGGCCGTAGACTTCATGGCGCAATTCGTCGGTGAGAGCAGTGACGCGCACATATCGATTTACAAGGATTTCGGGGTCGCGAACCTAGCGGAGGCCTCCGCGCAGCTGCTGGTAGAAATGCATAGTGACGGCTCGCTGAGCGACGCCACGACACTGAACGAATTGAAGCGCCGCGGCATCCTGAGCCCGGACATTGATGTCGCCAAGGAAATCGTCGCTGCTAAAGCCGACGCCAAAGACCGGCCGGCGCAGATCAAGGAAAATATCAACGAATAATCGAGATTGCTGCGAGCGGGATGGCGAGCGGCGCCAAGGGTTCGGATGAACCCAATGACCGGCGGATGCCGGAGAAAGTAGCCTACAATGCCTTGGAAGCTTGATGACGCCGGGAAGATTGTCGTTCAGGACAATAAACCGGTGTTTACCGACGAGAGCGGCAAAGACATCGCTGTCGACTATCCGCATACGCTCGCGACCATCTCCCGTCTCAATGGCGAGGCCAAGGGTCATCGCGAAGCGAAGGAAACCGCAGAGGAGAAGCTAAAGGCTTTCGAGGGAATTGAAGATCCGGGCGCCGCATTGAAGGCGCTGGAGACGGTCAAAAACCTCGATGACAAGAAGCTGGTCGACGCCGGCGAAGTGCAGCGCATCAAGGACGAGGCCCGACAAGCCTACGAGGATCAACTCAAGGCCCAGCTGAAGAAGTTTGAGCCGGTGCAGGCAGAGCGTGATTCGTTGCGTGGTGAGCTGACGCAGGAGCGAATTGGAAATGCGTTCGGCAAGTCGAAGTTCATCACCGACAAAATGGCGATCCCGGTCGACCTCGTGCAGGCACAATTCGGCAAGTTCTTCACCATCAAGGATGGGAAGATTCAGGCCAAGGGCTACGACGGCAACCCGCTTTATAGCAAAGCCAAACCCGGCGAAATCGCCGAGTTTGATGAGGCTATCGAGCTTCTCGTCGACGGCTATCCGCACCGCGACAGCATCCTGAAAGGTTCGGGAGCATCGGGCGGGGGTGCAGGCGGCTCAGGTAGTGGGTCTGGCGGTGGCAAGACCATGACGCGCGCGGCTTTCGCTCAACTCGACGCTGCCGGTCAGATGGAAGCCGCGAAGACGCTCAAGATCGTCGATTAATCAGAATTTTCCTGAACCTGGATGGGGGACGGAGCCGGAGCCGGACGGCTCGCACAATCCAAAACTAACCCCCTGACAACATGGAGACTATATGGCTAATACGCTGACCTCGCTCATTCCTACGATCTATGAAGCGCTGGACGTCGTCTCGCGCGAGATGATCGGATTCATTCCAGCCGTCGCGCGCAATAGCTCGGCTGAGCGTGCTGCTCTCAACGAAACCATCCTGGTGCCTATCACCCAGCCTCAGGCTGCGCAGGATATCACTGCCGCCGTCATTCCCCCGGATACCGGCGACCAGACGATCGGCAATGTGTCGATGACCATTCAGAAGAGCAAGATGGTCCCGATCCGCTGGAACGGCGAACAGCAGAAGGGCATGAAGAACTCGGGCACATACAATGCAGTGCTCCGTGAGCAGTTTGCCCAAGGCTTCCGCACGCTGGCGAACCTGATCGAAACCGACTTATTCAACACGGCCTACCAGAACGCCTCGCGCGCCTATGGAACGCCCGGCACGGCGCCGTTCGGTACCGCGGCCGATCTGTCCGATGCTTCGAATACCCGCAAGATGCTAGACGACAACGGTTGCCCTCAAAGCGACCTTCACCTCGTCCTTGGATCAGCCGCAGTCAATAACCTGCGCGGCAAGCAGAGCATCCTGTTGAAAACCAATGAAATGGGCAGCGATGCTTTCCGTAAAACCGGTCAAATCGCCGATGTGCCTCTTGCTGGGTTCATGTTGCACAACAGCAACTCTATTCAGCAGGTCACCAAGGGCACCGGCGCCTCCTATCAGCTGAATGGCGCACTGGCGCAAGGCGCAACGTCCGTTGTGGCTGATACGGGAACTGGAACGATCCTGGCCGGTGACGTGATCACTTTCTCGGACGATTCGACCGACAAATATGTTGTCAACTCTGCCCTGTCTGGCTCCAACCTCACGATCGGTGGGCCTGGCATCCGGGCGATTGCCGGCGAAGCCGATAATACGACCTTCTCGCTGAGCAACAGCTACACCCCCAACGTAGGCTTCACCCGCTCAGCTCTCCAGCTGATCACCCGCGCGCCGGCAATGCCGCTGGATGAAGATGGCAACCCGATGGATCTGGCTGAAGACGTCCAGTTGGTGACCGATCCAGTGTCGGGCATCACCTTTGAGGTCTCGATGTACCGTCAGTTCAGACAGATGGTCTACTACGTGGCTCTCGCCTGGGGCGCCAACGCCATCAAGCCGCCTCATATCGTTATACTTCAGGGTTAACCGATCTCAGTTGATCGGTCATTTGTTCCGTACTAGGAATGGGGTCGCGGGATGGTATGGCCCGCGACCACAACTCCGGAGGATTCATGGCAAAAAGCAGAAATGACGACACTGGCGAAGAGATCGCTGATAAAGGCGAACAGGTGCCTGAAACTGCACGCAAACCGGCTGAGCCGCCGGATGCAAACTCCGATCTGGTCAAGATGCGCAAGGGTGAAGACACCTTGCATGTCCATCGGTCGAACGTCGAAGAGCACAAGAAGCTCGGCTGGGATCACGCCTAAGGAATTCCAATGACACTGACCAACGAACAGGTTGTCAGTGTCCGGAAATATTGCGGCTACAGCGTCAGCGGTGATGCCACAACACAGTCTTTCCGCGAGCCGGTCTATACCGATCGCACCTATGCTGGAGGGCTGTCGCTCGATTATCGTTTGGCACATCTGCAGCCCGAAGAAGAAGCAGAGATAACGAACTTCTATCTGCCCAATCTGGGGCGCAGGGAACGGGAAATCCAAGGTGCGGCGGACAACCTCGACACCGATGAAGCGGCGGTCTGGAAGCACAACAAGGAAGAAGTCGCGGACCGGCGCGACTTATTCGACCGTCTGCGGCAGGATCTCTGCGATTTTCTCGGCGTTGCGCCGGGGCCTAATATTTCGCAAGTCACCCGGCTCGTGAGGGCATAACCATCGGATAGATCATGAACGGCGCACTCGTCCAGCAACGCATCTGGAAGGGATATGCGCGCGCTGCCGAGAACCTCGGCGACGATTACAAGTTCTACCGGCTACCAGGCGTACAGGCACCCGGCAAGAGATACGATACCGGCCTTCGTTATGGTCGCGCCGGCACATACAGGCAGCCCGGCGAGATCGATTTCGACTCGGGCGAAGACTGGGAGCGTGGGCAATACGATTTTGGGCCTGCGGCTGGACTTCTCGATCCATCTGACTTCGACAAGCCCGGCACGCGCTGGGATCTCGGCGGCATGTTCGATCAACCGACGCCTGACCAAGCGGCAGAAGTCGATTTCGACGCTGCCAACCAGACTTTTGATTCCGGGCAAGATTGGGATCAGCCGGGTCGGTTTCTGACCCAGCGCTGCGTTTCGCTGAACGCCGAAGACATGGCTTACAAGAAGCCCAACAAGTATGGAAAGGCGACCTGGTACGCGCTGTTTGATGGCGCCGGCATCACGGTCAGCGACTATTTTATCGGACCTCAAGGCACCTTTTTCATTGCCGGGATGCAGTCGCTATTGCCGATCCTGGCAGTCGAATGCAACCGGGTTGTGACGATCTACCGGCCGAAACGGCAGACAAATGTCGGCCTCGGCGGATACGGTGGAACGACCGACACGAATATGCTGACCTTCGTCAAAGGTCGTCCCTGCAGCATCCTGCAGGGCACCAAGGGCGAGAAGAGCGAAGCGGCCCTGCCGGGCGACACTCGCAGCCCATGGGTCATAATTCTGCTACCGGCTGCCGGCGGCACGATCCGGCCGGATGACGTGATGATCGATGATTTAGGGCGCCGCTACGTCGTGAGCTCACCTGAACTGACCGATCTGGGGTGGCGCATCACAGCCCAGATGGCGATCGCCTGATGTCGGATATTCGGGATGTTATGAACGCGCTGGCGCAACGCGCCGCGGCGGCTATCTATCCGCAGCTGCAGTTCGATCAGATTCAAGCGAATTGGGATACGCCGAAGCTTTGGGATGGGCGCGGGCCAAGCGTTACCGGCGCAGACGTCAAGATTTATGCGGGCTGGCCTTCATCGGCTGACCTCGATGATGATCTCGCAAACGGAATCAGCCACGTCACGGTTTTTCCACAGGCAACCGAGCGCAACACGACGCGCTATCAGGAACGCGAGCATGTCATCGCGAAGCCGGCGCCACCTTCGGTGCAGTTGGCTGTCAGCGGTCCTGAGCTTACACCGAACGACCCGTTTTTCGACATGCCTGGCATCGTCTATGACGCGGGTGGGGATTACGACCAGACGGTTCTGGCGCAGACCTATCTGATCAATGTGCAAGGTAAGCCGATGGGGCCGTTGAATATCGCCCTTCGGATCAACGCAAAATTCTACGTCTGTCCCGTCCAATCGACCGACACATCGGCAACGATCGCCGCGGCGTTGGCAGCATTGGTGGTGGTCGATATTGTAGGGACACGGGCATCTGGCTCGCTCCTGATCATCGGCCCGACCGGCAGACTGCAAGCCGCGCGAGTTGGCGGTTTCGGAACGACGGCAAGGGAAATCAAGCGGCAGGAACGCGTGGTTCAGGTCATCGTCTGGGCAAATTCGCCCGATGTGCGAGACGCCCTGGCGGCGGCGCTGGATGTGGCGATCTCCGAGCGGCAGTTCATGGAGATGCCGGACACTTTCGGCGCGCGCGTCATTTACAAGAACACGATGCTGATCGATGGGCTCCAGAAAGACGCTCTGTATCGGCGTGATCTCAATTACACGGTCGAGTATGCGACCACCGTATCGAAGCAAAGGGCGCAGGTGATTGCGCCATCAGCAACCGTGAATGAAATCGTTGTAACTGCCTAGGAGCCGCGATGCATCTGACTGTCGTCCATCCATTCTCTCTTCAAGATAAAGATGAAGCTGGAAAGCCGCTTGGAGCTCCCGTCGAGCTGGGACGCGGCGACAAGATCTACGATGCCGAAAAAATCCAAGAAGTCCTCGACGGCGAGAATGCGCGCCACGTCGTGAAGACGGCTGATCAGGGCGACCAGTTCAACGGCACAAAGCCACACTAACCGGGAGCATCAATGCCTATCTTCAATCTCGGTGCGGTCAATACCGCAGCGCTGGTGACGCCCGGCGTCTACGTCCAGAAAATCCCCCCTCAAACCCGGTTCATCAATGGCGTGCCGACCGACATTCTCGGTCTTATCGGCGTCGGCTCATGGGGGCCGGTCAATAGCGCGGTGCTGGCTGCGGCCGATACCTTCGGGCTCGTTACCTTCCGCAAATACGACCTTGCCTCGGCCCTCTACATCTCGGCCCAGATCGGCGCCAACAATGTCCGCGCGGTGCGCGTTACCGACGGCACAGATGTGGCCGCTACGGCAACGGTGCGGGATAATGCGGGCTCCCCGGCTACCGGCGCCACGCTTACAGCCATCTACACCGGCATCATCGGCAACGGTCTCTCGACCATCATGGCGGCGGGCACGAAGCCCAACACCTTCAAGCTCACGATCAACCGTCCGGGCTATTCATCCGAAGTCTTCGACAATCTGAGCGGGTCAGGCTCAGCCTTCTGGGCCAATCTGGTTTCGGCTATCAACAATGGCCAGACCGGCCTTCGCGGGCCGTCTCAGCTCGTCGTGGCCACAGTCGCCAGCTCTGCCAATCCCCCGACGCTGGAAAGCCGGACTTTCTCCGGCGGCACGGACGGTGCCAGCGGCGTCGCCGACACCACCATTGTCGGCACCGACGCGGTCGCTGTGGCGAGCCGCACGGGCATGTATGCCCTGCGCGGGTCTGGCGCGCAGGTCGCCAACCTGATCGATCTCACAGATACGACGCAATGGCCCGGTATCGCCGCCTTCGCCGATAGCGAGGGTGTTTATATCCCTGTGATGGGCTCAACCGGCCAATCCTACAGCACGGTCTCGACCAATCTGAACACGGCAGGGGTCGACACACCGTCCCTCAAGGTGCTGGTCGGCGACTGGATTTATTGGCAGGACAACGTCAACGGCATTCTGCGCCTGATCTCTCCGGCGACCTTTGTCGCGGCCGAGCTGGCCAATCTCTCGCCCGAACAATCGACCCTCAACAAGGAAATTCCTGCCGTTGTCGGGACTCAACGCTCATCCCAAAACCAGCCTTACAGCGCGTCTGAAATCGGCGCCGTGGCGGGGGCGCGGCTCGATGCCGTGGCAAACCCCTCCCCCGGTGGCTCGTATTTCGGGGCGCAGACCGGCCGCAATTGCTCCAGCGATCCGACGAGGAACGGCGACAACTACACGCGCCTGACGAACTTCCTCGCGCTTACGATCGCATCGGCTTTTGGATATGTCATCGGCCAGTTGCAAACGCAGGATCTCCGCACGCAGACGGCTGCATCGATCCGCAACTTCCTGCAGAACCTCGTCAATCAAGGCATGATCGGCGACGTCAACGGAGGGCCTCCGTTCAGCGTCGAAATCGATGCCAAGAACAACCCCGAAAGCCAGGTCGCGCTTGGCTATATGCAAGCCAATGTGCAGGTCAAATATCTCAGCATCATCTGGTTCTTCCTGGTCAATCTCGAGGGCGGCCAGACCGTGACAGTCACGCAAACCGGTCAGCAACAAGCGAAATCTCAATAGGAGCGCCATGCCCACTAATAATTTCTCTACCGGCAAGGACATAACTCTTGTCGTCCAGCTGCCGGGCGGCGCGCTCCAGCTCAATCTGACGGATTTTGGCTACCGTGCGAAGACCACAACGATCGAGTCGAAGGCGCTCGATGGCAAAAAGCAACACGCCTACATTCCGGACGGCCATGATTTAACGTTCAAGGTCGACCGCGTTGACACATCGGTTGATGACTTCTGGGCTCAGTACGAAGCGGCCTACTACGCTGGCGTCAATCAGCTTGACGGCACCATCTACCAGACGATCGCTGAAGCTGACGGCTCGGTTTCGCAGTGGAGCTTCATCGGCGTTGTGATCAAGGTTGATGATCTCGGCAGTTGGGCCGGCGACAAGAAGGTCGAACAGTCACTTTCCGGCATGGCAACACAGAGGATTCGGGTGGCCTAATGGAAACCGCTTCCGAACAAATCACAAAGCCGGTCACAGAAACGGTGACGGACTCACGCGGCCGCACGATAATCGTGCGTAAGCTGCGGTCGTTGGATCGCATGAAGGTTTTCGAGCTGATCGGTGCAGAGAATGCGAAGAATGAGCCTTATCTCGGCTATGCCGTGCTGGCCTATGCAGTTTCTTCGATCGAAGGCGTTCCCCTCCCCGTTCCCACGACGAAAATTGCGCTCGAGGCTGTCGTTAAGAGGCTTGATGACGAAGGCATTCTGGCTGTCAGCAAAGCATTCGAAAAGTTTAATCCGGCATCCGAGCAAGAGGCACAAGACACCGTAAAAAACTAGCCACGAACCGGGTGTTCCGCGATTGCCTGTGGCTTGTCAAAAATGGGGTGCCTTACGACGTCGCCTTCGGGATGAGCGACGAGATGCGGGTCGCCCACGTGATCGTTCTCGGCGAGTATGAAGGCAACGATTGGAACTGGAATACCTTTTCATGGCGTGAGCGCCAGCGATGAAGGAATTCTCGTCGTTCGGAGATTTTTCGAAGCACCTTGAAGGCCTGATTGCCGGTATGCCGGCTGTTGAGCTGTTCATGCTGCAAAGGATCGGTGTTGCAGTAAAAGAACGCGCGAAAGAAAAGATCGGTGACTATCAGGCAGAGGCAGGCCCATTCGCGGCCTGGTCGCCGCTCGCTGATTCGACAAAGAAAGACCGTCTTCGTGCCGGCTATTCGGAAGATGATCCGCTTCTGCGCACCGGCGAGCTTCGCGATTCGATCGATTATGTGGTGATCGTGCCCGAAGTGGTGATCGGTTCGCCCCTCGATATCGCGCTCTGGCAGGAAATGGGCACCGTTACGATCCCTGCACGCAGCTTCTTGGGAGGTGCTGCATTCGAATTGACGCCTGAGCTGCTCGCGATGGCGGGAACGAAGCTTGAAAGTTATTTGGGGGCCGTATGATCGATGCCTACAAGGTCGGCGTCACGTTCGCCCTCAACAATGTGGTAACTGCCGAGCTGCTGAAGATCGTGGCGCAGCTCAAAGAGGCTGATGTCGCCGCGAAATCGCTGCAAGCCACCTTGCGCGGCATGGGCACGGCAGCGGCTGGCATTGCCGGTGTCGCGACCGAAGCTCGCGCTATGGGGGATGGATTCAAATACGCTGCGACGCAGGTCGAAGGCGTGCGGGCGAAGATGGCGTCCGCCGGTTTTCTCACGGCTGGAGCTTCGAAGACCGCCCAGCTTGGCGCCGCATTCGGGGCTTACGAAGCCTTGAAATCGGGCATGAAGATGGAAGACGCAGTCGCGCGCGCGATGATCGCGGCCGGACTGCCGGTAGGCCAGAATTATATGTCGTCCGGCTTTGCCGGGACGTTCCAGAACTCGATATTTGCGGCGACCACCGGATACGGCGTCAGCCAGGCCGACACTCAGGAAGCAGCTCTGCAAGCGATCCGCGGCCTCGCGCCGTTGACGCCGGATCAGCGCGAAAAGCTTTTGCCGGCGATCCTGAACTTTGCCGGCTCCGAAGTGCTGGGCAAGCACGGCACGACAATGGAAGAGGCGGTCGAGGCCGGGATCGGTCTTGCCCACCAGTTGCGCGCCTATTCGCCGGATCAGATTGAACCGTTGCTGGGGGCTTTCGCGAAGCTCTCGATGGCATCGCCGCAAAGCCTGTCACAGATGGGCAGGGCATCGAGCTATTACCTGCCTCTGCTCACCGCAGGGCTTGGTATGGACCCGACCGAGCTGATGGCTCTGGGGACGGTTGGCTCGCAGATGGGGCTGAACACGAAATCCGGCACATGGCTGGCGCGGATGTTCCAGGCGCCATTCGTGGCCGATCTGACCAGCACCCGGCAGTCGGCCCGGAAAAAGGCGCTGGAAGAGCTCGGCATCCTCGAAGGTGGCAAGGTCGTCACCAAAGACCCGATGCAATTTCTGAGCATCCTCGCACAGCACTCTAGCGGCATGACGCCGGAAGGTCGGATGAAGGATTTTGTGGCTGCTTTCGGGCAGGAAGGCGCGCGCGCCGCGGCGATATTCACCGATCCGGCTGTGATGAAGAATCTGGCAGCCCTAGCCGAAGGCTTGAAAAATGCCCCCGGCACGGCAGCCCTGAAAGCGCAGTATGGGAATTCGCCACAGGTGCAGTTCGACAAAGCATGGGCCGAACTGCAGAAGGCAATGACCCATCTGGGCGAAGACTTGATGCCGGAGGTGACGAGCGCTGTGAAGGCATTCACGTTCGCTATGAAGGCGTTGGATGCTGTCCTGCAAGCTCCCGAATGGCTTGGCCAGAAGGCAGCCGAAGGGGTCAAGAGCGCCTATGGGTGGCTTACAGGCTCCGCGCCGGCGGCAAGTCCGAAGCAGACGGTGGTGATTGACCACAGCACACATCTTGACGGCCAGGTGTTGGCCAAGAGCGTGACGCAATACCAGATCGACGGCATGGCGCAGTCGCCGGCCTCGAGCAATATGCCGGATACGCGGATGACGCCCTACTATCCCGGGTACGCCCAGTAATGGCTATTCCGCTCGTTCTCGGCCCGATTGAGTTTCAGGATTTCGAAATCCCCAGCCAGATCCCCTTTGGCGGGGCGCAACTGCTGGTCGTGAAAAAGCTGGTCGGTGGAACGCGCGTCATCGACGCGATGGGCCGCGACGATATTGATATCAAGTGGTCTGGACGTTTTCGCGGCTCGCTTGGCGAGGTGCGGGCGCGGACGCTGGATCTGTTACGGGTGCAGGGCCAACAGCTTCTGCTGTCATGGTCGAGCCTCCGGTTTCTGGTGGTGATCGAGCGGTTCGAGGCCAATTTTCAACAGCCTTTCGAAATCCCCTATTCGATCAGCTGCACCGTTCTGCAAGACCTGTCGCTGCCGATCCTGGAGGCCGCACCCGATCCGAACGCCTTGATCGTGGCCGACATAAATGGGGCCGTCGGGATCGAAGTGAGCGATGTCGGCGTGTCTGTAGCAGTTGGCAGTGTCCAAAGCGCGGTCGCCGCGATTCCACAGTTTCAGGGGGCGTCCATTGCTCAAATCGCTGCGGTGCAAAGCTCTATACAGGTTGCTCAGACCGCGGTCACCGGCAGTCAGGTGACGAACAACGCACTCGTGGTGCCTACGGGATCGGTTGCTGGTGTTGTAGCCGGGGGTCCGCCAGCGGCACTGGCGGCAAGCCTTTCCGGTCAGGCGGACGCCTTCTCCGAGTTGGCGCAGCTTTACCAGCTGTCGGCGCTCCTTGGCCGCGCATCGATCAATGTGACGAACGCAGGTAGCTAATGAAAACCGTGATCGTTGCCGGTGGCGACCTCTATCACATCGCCCTCCAGTATCTCGGCGATGCCACGCAATGGAACCGGATCGCGCAGGAAAACGATTTGCTTGACCCGGTTCTGACGGGGACGGTCACGCTGAATATGCCTTCGGTGAACCCGGAGGCCACGGGGGGAGTGCTTGTCATTTGAGGATCAGGAGGGAAAAGGCCCGCGCCTGCGGCAGCCGTTTTTCTCGGTTTTCCTCAACAAGAACGACATTCTGACAGGAGTCGAAAGCTTCGAAGTCACGAATGCCAGCCACTTTGCAGCCGACACCTTCAAGCTGACGGCGGCGATCGGCGCCATGCCATCGGGCCTAGCCGCCAATTATTGGGCACTTTCGATTGGCGACGAACTCGAGATTTTTGCAGGCTTCAAGGATCAAAGCGGCCAAGGCCAAACGCTGAAGCTGATCTACGGTCAAGTCGACGATATCGATTATGACCCTGTCGGCCAGAGAATATCGCTATCTGGCCGCGATCTGTCTGCGCGGTTCATCGATAACCGAACGGCCGAGGATTTTCAGGATCAGACTGCTTCGCAGGTGGTTAAGACGCTCGCAGCACGCCGTGGCCTCAAGGCTTCAGTAACGGCGACAACGACGCGGGTCGGAACCTATTACGAGCTCTATAATCTTAGGTTGACCAAGGAGCAGGCCGAATGGGATCTGCTCATGTTCCTTGCGGAGCAGGAGAGCTTCGATCTGTGGGTATCCGACGACACGCTGAACTTCCAGCCGCCGGTGCCGCTTACGGCCGATCCCTATGTTCTGGCCTGGTCTGACCTCGGTCAGGGTCAGCGGAACGCTAATTTCGAGGATCTGAAACTGCACCGCAGCCAGACGCTGGCGAAAGACGTCATCGTCAAGGTGGTGAGCTGGAATCAGGCGCAGGAAACGAATGTAACGTCCATCGCGAAACGCAGCATGGCAAACAAAAGCCAGCGCGTCGGCGGTGCGGCGCAGACCTACACCTTCTATCCACCGAACTTGAACAAGCAACAGGCCGACAAATTCGCAGCCTCGAAGGCCGAGGACATCACGCGGCATGAGCGCCTCATCACAGGCCGCCTGCCGGGCGATAACCTGATGACGAACCGCTCTCTGGTTAAGCTGACCGGAACCGGCACGGCCTGGGATCAGATGTATTTCGTCGACACGGTTACGCGGCGCATGTCGGTCTCTGAAGGCTATGCAATGGAATTCCGGGCGAAAAACCATTCGCCGCAAAGCACCGTGTAATCATGCTCTCCATGCTGCTGAATCGCCTGCGCAATAACATGCGGCAGGAGGCGCAGCGTGTATCAGCTTCGATATCGATGCCGCGGGCTGGGATAGTCGCAAACTACGACCCGACGCGCCATGCGGTGCGCGTGCTGTTGCAGCCAGAAGGCATCCTGACCGGGTATCTGCCGGTAAAGGAACCGTGGGTCGGTAATGGCTGGGGCATGTATGCGCCACCATCTCCGGGTCAAGTCGTGGACGTGCATTTCCAGCAAGGCGGCAAGGAAGCCGGCTATGTGCAAGGCGGCTTCTACAGCGCGAAGACAAAGCCTCTTTCCTGCCCGGCCGGTGAGTTCTGGCTGGTGCATCAATCCGGCACGGCCCTGAAATTTACGAACGACGGCAACGTGCTTATCAGCGCGGCCGGCGATCTGAGGCTCGAAGGCAACAACGTTAAAATTCATGGGCGCCAGACATTCTCGTTCGATGCGAATGGCCAAGGCCAGCAATGGACGGGATCGAGCGTCAATACCTGGCAAGACAATGACACAACGGGGTCGCATGCCAGCCATGATCCGCCGCAAATTCCGCCAACAGTTTGAGGACTTATGCCTGACGTATGGCACGCTTACGGATCTGACCTTGTTGTCAGCGCCAATGGTGATCTTCTCACCGCCGACAGCGTCAACCTGAGCCAGCAGAGGGTTCTCCGCAGACTTTTTACCAATCCAACCGATTATATCTGGCAGCCGACATACGGCGCCGGGTTGCCGCAGAAGATCGGCTCGCCGTTCGACGATGCGTCGATCGAGAGCATCGTGACCGCTCAGATGTTCCTTGAGGATTCGGTCGTTCGCGATCCGCCGCCGGAAGTCGATGTCGCGTCGTTCCCGAACGGGATGTTCATTGATATCGATTATACGGAATCGGATAGCAACGCGCCCGTCACCCTGAGTTTCCCGGTCGGACAGGTTGGTCTCAATGGCTAGCCTTTCCACGATGGACTTCACGACGATCACGCGTAACATTGTCACCGCAATTCAGGCTGGATCGACACAGTTGCTCAACCTGTCGGTTGGGTCGGTGCTTCGGGCAATCGTTGAAGCTATCGCGGGCGTCATCCTGTGGTTGCAGGGCCTCATAACCTATGTCCTGACGCTTACCCGGTTTGCGACCAGCACCGGATCGGACGCCGATAGTTGGGGCGCCGATTTTGGCTTTGTGCGCGAGGGCTCAGTTCCGTCTACGGGACAAGTCACCTTCACGCGGTTCACGACAACCAACCAATCCATAATCCCGGTCGGCACGATCTTGCAGACGGCCGATGGATCGCAGACCTTCACCGTCAATGCTGACCCCGAAAATTCGGCATTCAACGGAACCTTGAACGGTTTCGTCATGGCCGCGACGGTCGCCACGCTGAACGTGACGGTGACGGCCAGCACGCCTGGCTCGGGCGGAAATGTGCTCGCCAATACCATCACGTCGATGGGGCAAGGCGTTCCGGGCGTCGACACGGTCACCAATGCTGCGGCGTTCACGAACGGGCAGGATTCCGAGAGCGATGCTGCCTTCAAGGCACGCTTCGTCCTTTATATCGCCGGCCTATCGAAGGCGACCGAGGCGGCTGTCGAGTCGGCCATCGCGGATGTGCAGCAAGGCCTGCAATACACGATCACGGAAGACTACGATTACAACGACACGTACGATCCGGGTTACTTCTACGTTGTCATTGATGATGGTTCGGGGACGCCTCCGTCTCAGCTGCTGACCAACGTTGGCAATGCTATCGAGCAGGTGCGCGCGCTGGGAATTCGCTTCGGGGTGTTTGCCCCAATCGTCTCGAGCGTGAATGTCTCGATGACGATCACGACGGCAACCGGTTTCGACCATCCGACTGTTGTCGGTGAAGTTGGTCTTGCCTTGACGGCGTTCATCAATTCGCTCGGGCTCGGCAATGGCCTCCCCTACAACCGGCTCGCCGGGGTCGCTTTCGGCATCTCGGGCGTCACCAATGTTTCTGCGGTTCTGCTGAATAGCGGGACATCCGATATCGCCGGCAATGCGCAGACAACGCTAAAAGCCGGCACCGTGGCGGTCGCGTGATCGGCGATCAGAAAGACATTCTGGGGCGCATAAAGGCGCTCCTGCCATTTCGCTGGTTCCCTGACAGCACGCCGGTTCTGGACGCCCTCTTGTCTGGTGTGGCGTGGGCACTGGCCTTCATCTATTCGCTGATCCAGTACGCGAAACTGCAGACCCGGATCGCGACGGCGACGGACGGCTTTCTCGACCTGATATCGTTCGATTTCTTCGGAACGTCGCTTCTGCGGCGCCAGCAGGAGACGGACTCTTCGTTCAGGGGTCGCATCACCGCCACGCTCCTGCGCGCAAAGGCGACGCGGTACGGCATGATTGCCGTGCTGCAGAACCTTACCGGGCGCACGCCGATCATCTTCGAGCCTGCCAGGCCTGCCGATACGGGCGGCTGGGGCATTGGCTGCGGCTTTGGCGTCGGAGGTGGATGGGGATCACGTTTGCTCACCGCCCAAGCCTTCGTGACGGCCTTCCGGCCGGCAGGACAGGGCATCCCGAACGTCGCCGGATGGGGTGCCAGCTACGGCGCATGGGGTGGCGGATATTCGAGCTGGGCATCACTTAGCCAGGTCAGCGGTGCGGTCACAGACGCGGACATATACGCGACCGTTGCAGCGACGAAAGCTGCGGGAACACGAGTTTGGACACAGATCAAGAGTTAAGCAGTTAAGCATCAGGAACTGAAACGCCGTCCGCGAGGCGGCGTTCTTTTTGGGAGCGTCGATGGATCGAAAGATAGTTTACACGGGTGAAGTTCCGCTTGGCGACGACTTCCTGAATTCAGAAAAGAACACGATGATCGCCATCGGTATGGCTCTGAAAGCCATCCTCGGCACCGCGACGATTATCGACGGCCTCGCCTGCACGCCGACCGGGCCTGCCTCGATGCAGGTGCAAGTCGGCCCGGGCTCCATTCATGCCCTCGAGAACCTCGACAGCACCACCTATGGCGATATCAACGCCGACACGACGCATCAGCTCGTCAAGCAGGGCCTCTCCCTCGACAATACGCTCCTCGGTTGCCCGGCGCCGTCGACCACCGGGAATTCGATCAATTATCTCATCCAGGTCGCTTACGAAGACGTCGACACCGATTCGGCGGTGCTGCCGTATTTCGATGCCGATAATCCTTCGGTCGCCTTCGCCGGCCCTGCCAATACCGGCGTTTCCCAGAACACAACTCGCAAGGGCGAATGCGTTATCAGCGTGAAGGCCGGCGTTTCAGCCACGACCGGCACGCAGACGACGCCAGCTCCAGATGCCGGATTCATGGGCCTCTGGGTCGTGGCTGTGCCGAATGGCGCGACCTCCATCACATCCGGCAATATCAGTCTCTACACGGGGTCTGCCTCGGCGACGGGATCTTCGGCGTTCTGGTCGACGCCGTTCATCATCGAGAAACTCAATGACAAGGTCAGCGTAGCAACAGGTGATCTGCGCTGGGCTCCGTTGAGCGGCGCCAGCGGCCGGACGCGTCTTACCAACAACACGACATATTACGTCTCCACAAGCGGAAACGACAGCACTGGCAACGGCACCAGCGGCACTCCGTGGGCAACGCTTCAGCATGCCATCAACTATGTAGCCAACAGCGTCGATCTCGCCGGATTTAGCGTGACCATCAGTGTCGCCGACGGCACCTACACGGGCGGCGTGATCTTATCGGCACCGTTTGTCGGCGGCGGAAGCGTTACGCTACAGGGTAATCTATCGACGCCGGCAAATTGCATCATTTCCACGACATCTGCCGATTGCATCAAGGTTTCCAATCAAGGCGTCTTATCTGTTGGTGGTTTTAAGCTTACGACTACGACGGGTGGAAGCGGACTTAATGCTATAGAATGCGGGCAGCTTGAAGTCGTCGGAGCTCTGAACTTCGGAGCATGCGCCGGCCCACACGTCAACGCTAGCTACGACTCCTTTATACGTATAGCCGCCAGTTATACGATTAGCGGCAGTGCTCCAATCCACTACTTTGCCAATCATGTCAGTAATATTCAGGTCAACATCGGTATCACGGTGACGGTCACGGGGGGGCCGGCTTTTTCATCGGCTTTTGCCCAAACATACAATTGCTCAGTCATCGAAGTGTCGAGCGTGATATTCTCGGGTTCGGCGACGGGACAATATTACGATGTTTACCAGAACGCCGTGATTGATACAGGCGGAGGCGGTGCGACATTTTTGCCCGGCAGCGTATCGGGCACCACGGCGACGGGCGGTCAATATGTATAGCGCGGGGCTCCTCCGCTCCCTCCTGATATCAGCGATCATCGTCGTGACGATCGTCGCCGGGCTCTGTTATTCGCTATGGCGGTGTGTCGATCGCTGTCGCTCGGCTGTGAACCGTCTGCTTGCAAGGCACGACGATCACTTTGGCAGTCAAGATCACCGCTCACTTCTTACCAACGGATGAACCATGAAAAAAGCCCGTGCCGCAGCCCTACTGTTTCTGATTTCCGTGTTCCTGGCCTCGGTTGCTGACGCTAGCGCGCCGACATCGAGCGTTAACGTCAATATTCCCGCCCAGAATTCTCCCCTCTCATCGTCCGTGCTGCGCAGCCAGTTTCAGGCCGTTTACAACGACATCACCACGATCTTCGCCGACCTCTTTCTGGGTGCCAATCAGATCCTTGGCAGCACCACTGGCGGCATAGCTGTTCCCCTCACGATCCCGCCGTGTTCCACGGCCTTGACCTACACGAACGGCACCGGCTTCGGCTGCGGTTCGAGCAGCCTTGGCACGGCCGCGGCGCAGAACGTCGGCACCTCCGGGGCGACACTCGGCCTTCTGAACGGCAATCTGACTTTCTCTGGCACGGACATCTTTACCAGCATCGTCAAACATAACCTGAATGCTGCAGCGCTTCCTTCCGCGCAAACAGGCTCCATCGTCCAGCTCGGGAACGCCGACGCATCCCTCGCCCGCCTTGAGGTCGACGCATTCGGAAACTCCGCCCATTTCACAGCGGTTCGCTGGGACGGCACGAACGCAAGCCCGACGGCGCTACAGAGCGGTGATGTGATCGGCAGCTTCAATGGCTGGGGCTACAACGGTACGGCCGTCAGCGGTAGCGCGACCGGCTCCTATGTGATCTCCGCATCGCAGAACTGGACTTCGAGCGCCGAAGGAACTCAGGCAAGCATCTGGACAACGTTGAACGGCACCACGGCGCCCGCCCAGGTGGCGACCTTTGGCAATGATGGCGGCGTGATGATCGGATCGCCGACCGGTGGCGATGAAGGTGCCGGAAAGATCAATGCCCAGGGTCTTTATGTGAATGGTGTCGCCGTAGCGACGGTGGGAGGTGGCACGGCATTGTCAGGTCTTACAGGAGCCACAGGATCAAACTCAATCGAAAACGGCGCGAATACTCAGACTTGGAACTTCGATGGCTTGACCAGTGGCAACGCTCTCACGCTGTCAAGCACCAGCCTGACGTCTGGGCAACTGATAAGCGCGACCGACAGCAATGCATCGTCTACAGGATATGCGGGATATTTTAGCCAATCGGGAACAGGTTCAGGTTACGGCGTTTATGCGACAGAGGGCGGCGCAAACAATACGGGCTATGCCGGGTACTTTAATAATACTTCGACAAACGGCTATGCCGTTTATGCGAACGGCGCTTTAGCGGTCACCGCGAGTCAAGCGAGTACTGGAAATGGAATTTTTACTGTTATTAATGAAGACGCCGGTGCATATGAATACACCGGTGCATTTTTCGCCCCCAATTTGGTAGCTACCAATGAAACTAATATGTATTTGGGAGTTGCAGCAACGGTTGGAAATGCAGGTTATTTCGGATATTATTACGCGGGAAGCAATAGCGCTAATAACAATTTTTTCATCGGCACATCGCAGAAAACTCCGGAACTGTTCATTTTCAATGGTAGCAGTTCAACCAACACCGGCGGCGTTGTCATCGGTGGTCTCGTAAATAATACCGGTGGCAATGTCATAACAGCGCCTGCGGATAGATTAGACATCAATGGAGGCTTAGGCTTTACGTCTACGAATTCGGCAGCACCTGCTAACGGATTTTTTCTTCCGACCGCGAATACTCTTGCGGTGGCATCGAACAGCCACATTTCGTTGGAATCTGATTCTGCCCAGCACTGGATCAATAGTGGGGCAACCGCCCCCACATGTGGCACGGGATGCGCTAGCATCACCGCTGGTTCAACTGATGTTAAGGGTTCTTTTACAACAAGCTCGAGCATCACCTCGGCGGCAATAACATTCGGAACCGCATGGGGAAGCGCTCCAACCTGCGTACCCGTCAGCAACTCCACGGCATCCATAATGGGATTGGGTGTGACGACCACGACCTCCCTTCCCGTATCCTTCGCCAGCTCAACTTCGGGCGCATTAGTGACGTATCATTGTTTGCAATAAAAGGCGGCCCGGCAGCAATGAAAAGAACTCTATTAACCACGGCTTTGTATGCTTCGCTATGTGTGGTCGGTCTCGCACAAACTAATACATCATCGATTGATCCAACATATCCAGCGAGCGGTGATGAAATAAGTTCATTCGGGTTACGGCAGAACTTCGCTGCAGCACACAGCGACATTAATAAGCTATTCGGCCAAGTGAATTTGCCACCGCTCGGGGCCAACCAGCTTTTGCTATCTTTGGTTCCCGGAGTGCCGAGCGGGTACACCGTGCCGGATTGTTCAGCCTCTTCTAGCGCCTTGACATACGAAAGCGGCGAGGGATTCGGGTGTCATAGCATATCTTCTCCTGCTTCGGTGAACGTCACGGCAGGAAACGCTGGGATCGTCATCAGCCCCACGCCTGGCACCAGCGCTTTTACAGTTGGTCTTGCAAGCTCGAGCGCACCGACCAACGAATTCGCCAACGGGATCGATGGCTTCGGAAACATCACCTACGCCCAGCCTCGCTTTTCCAACTTAGGTGGGATGGTTTCAATTGGCCAGTTGCCGGAATCTGGAGTCTCGGCCGGCAGCTATACGAATCCGACTATCACGGTTGACGCTTCTGGCCGTGTGACATCGGCTTCCAATGGGTCTGATGGCGGCGGGTCATCGTCTTTGTCATCGTTAACGCCTTCCACAACGGGAAACTCATTCGACAATGTGGCATTCCCGCAAACGTGGACTTGGAATGGTCTGACCACGCAGACTGCGGTCACTGTTTCTACATCGAGCGCGACTTCTGGTGAATTGCTGAACGTGTCCATGAATGCGGCCGGAAACACCGGTTACGCAGGGTTTTTTTCGAATAATTCGAGCAGTGGATTTGCCGGCTTTTTCCAAGGCATCGCTAAAATCGTCGGCCGGTTAATAGCCCCGATCGTCGGCGCTCAACAGACAAATATAAATGTGACGCTGGCGCCCTATAATGCCTCTGGATTTCGTGCGCTCACTCAGATTTCAGGAACCGTAAGCAGCGGATCATTTTCTATTCCGGTTACAAGTTCCGCAGGATTCAGCGCCGGGCAGATCGCTGTTGTTGCATTGGCGGGAACATCGGGAACGCATGATTTTTGCGGCTTCATCTCATCGGTTCCGGATGCAACGCATATAGTTTTTAGCAGCACGGCGGCAACCGGCGGATCTCTATTGCCAACATGCACGGGCGGAACTACCGGCACTCAGAATGCGGTTTCTTCCAGCAATTTTGTTTACAGCTTCGGATCTACGACCCTTTCCTCCTCAGTAACCAATGGCGCGACCTCCATTCCCGTCTCGAATGCAGCGACGTATCAAATAGGCCAAGGCGTTCTAATAACTGGCGGCGCCGCATCCGGCGTAAATCTGGTGACGACCATCACGGCGGTAAGCGGAAATTCCTTAACTATCAGCCCCGGCATAAGCAATTCGAGCGGCGTGGCGAGCGGGGCCAATGTCCAGCATGACGAGACCGCGGCGATTCAGTTGGCCGTCAATCAACTTTCCGCAACTCAAAACGTGACCCTATTTTTTCCCGATGGCGTTTATCAGGTGAATGGGCCGGCGCAGGAAACCGGTACAGCGAACACGGCGATCCTATTTCCGTCATTTACTTATTACACGGCTGGCTACGCGACATTTTTTCCTCAAGTCAATTTGACAATGACTGGAAATCAGGGCGTATCCAGAACCGAAACTTACGATGATGTTTCCGGTGCCATGCCCACATGGTCGGGCGCGATCATTTTCAGCCAAATTTCCGGGTACAATGTGTTCAACGCCTATACGACTGGCGGCATAGAAAACTTTACGAATATCTTTTGGAACGTGAAAAATATGCTTTTCCGGAGTTATCCGAATTCAAACCAGGTGACTCTCAACGGAAACAATGTCGCCATCATGCAAGTTGATCAGGTGACGATCGATGATGGCCGCTCAAGCCAGGATACGGCTCCGACAAACTCAGGCGATTGGGCGATCAAATTGCCGGCTGGCCAGAACAATGGAAATATTTGGGTTACAAACACCACGATCGACAACCGCTATCACGGTCTTGAATCAAACGAGCATACGACGCTCGAGCATGTGATTTTTGTCGCCAATGAAGTTCCCGTATTGCTCGACGGAACGGGCGCCAATTATTACGGCTCCGTTGCTCGCGACATAATTTTCAATGGATGCGCCCATGGCGTTGAGGTGGGCAGCAATGTGACGAGCGGAGTCGTGGATATAGATTATACGATGGTGAACATCGAGCATTTAGGCCCAGTTTCTAACGTCGATGATATCAACGATTCCGGCAACAAAATTTCCGGGTTTTTCAGCACCGACAATAATTATTTTGGTGGAGTGAACGCGACTGTCGTCGGCGCGGCCAATCTTCACGTTGTTTCAGCACAAGCCCCATCTTATCCGCTTCCTATGCAAGTCAACGCCGATTTGAGCAACAGCCATTATACATCGGCGCCAAACGGGATGATGCTTTACTGCTCTGATTGCACGATAGCCAACCCGTGCGCTGGCAGTGGTACGGGCGCACTCGCCAAGAGACTCAACGGCGCATGGGTGTGCAACTAATGGACATAGGACTCGCACAGGAAGCCATACTCGGGCTCAGCGGCATCGGCGGTACGGCCGGGGTCGTATCTACGCTCAAAATGATCTATAATGACCATTGCTATCGGCAGGATAAAACAGCTCTCGAGCAAGATTACAAAGCACTTGACGCCCGCGTCGATAGGTTGGCCGAGGAGATCACAGATAACGCCATTCTGGTAGCCCGCGAATATGTCCTGAAAACCGACATCGAGAAGCTTAAGGAGCATATCGACGGGCAGTTTACCGAGACCAGAAACCTGATATTTACAGCCTTAGCTGGCCAGAAATCACAATGATTGAAATTAACCATACTTTCGTATAGACACTTTACATGGAAATACCACAGCCAAAGTGCTCTCCCCAGACATCCTTGACCGTTCTTATTCTCGTCGGGTTCTACGCTGTATTCGGCTGGATCCTGACACATCCCATCCCCGCTGAAAACCACGACGCCGTCGTGTTCGTTCTCGGTCTCCTCGGCACGGTCGTAGGGGGAGCCACAGGATATTTCTTCGGCTCATCGGCAGAGCGCAAAAACAGCCTCCAGCTCCCCACAGCGTCCTCTGATGCAGGGGGATTTTCAGCGACCATCACAGCCACCACGCAGAACAAGCCGGCTACGGCGGAAGCACCGCCCGCGCCGGTCCCCCCCACACCAGCATCAGGAGCATAAAATGGATGGCAGCAATGAAGGCGCTTTTAACAAGGTCGAGAACGCGTTGAAGGATGCAGCGACTGGCGATTTCTCAGATGCGAAGACAGAGTTGTCGGCCGCGTGGAATGACGTGGTGACAAGCACAGAGAGCCTGCTCGGCCGTGCCATGACAGATGGCGAGAAACTCGCGGTGCTCGGCATTCAGACTCTGACCAATGATCTCGCTACACCGCTCGGTCAAGTCGCTACGGCTGCCATCAGCACTGCAATCGCTGATGGCCTCGCGGGGAAATCGGTCGCTCAGATCGGCGCCGACATACTGCCGACGCTCGAGACGAGCGTGGTAGCCGATGCCAAAGCTGCCGGTCAGGATGTCGAGAACACCGTTCTCAACACCGTCCGTGTGATGGTCTTGGGCACGCAAGCGGGAAACGCAGAATCGTCTGCCGACACGCCAGCCGCTCCGGCTACGTAGTCAATAGTTATGTTCGGACTTCCGATATGGGCGGTTGATCTAATCATCGACGGTCTCAAACTGATTGGTCAAATGTCTTGGGCTCAGGCGTTCGAAGACAAACTCATACTGAACATCAAAGCTCGTCTCTCCAATCTCAAAACCTATCCAGGCGGCGGTCTCGATCCAGACGCATATCCGCAAGGTCGCAACGGTGGTGAATCGCCATAGAGAGGCCGCATGCTGGTCAAGCATCCATTGAGGTGGGTTTTGGCGGGGATGTGCATCGCTGCATTTTTATTTCTGACGGGTCTGATCGCGCTGCCAGCCGCTGTGCAACTGATGGAAACATGGCACGGAAAGTTTCCTGTGAGGGATGACTTGAGCAAAGCCAAGATATGCAACGAGCAGGGTTGCATAGGACCCGGAGATTGAATGAGCGCCGCGATCGTCCCCCTCAATCCCGATCAGTCCCTGCCGATCCATTTTGACCTATCACCCGAGAAGGCTATGGCCGCGCGCGCCGACTGCGAGATGGCGAAAATCATGAAGTTATGGGCTCAGGAATCAATCATGATAGCCACGCGCGGAGAGATGACGCCAGCACGAAGGCTCAAGCTGCTGGAGGCCTACAGCGTCATCCTCGATCATCCGAGGATAATGTGAACTGCGCCGGCGCTTTATCGCAATGACCATCCCGCGCGGCATGGCCGTCAACAATCCTGGCAACATCCGCATCTCGGATATCACTTGGCTCGGAAAGATAACCCCTTCATCAGATCCAGACTTCGAGGAGTTTGATAATGTCGAACACGGTATTCGAGCCGCAGCCCTTATCTTCATCAACTATCGTCGATCTGACGGCCTACAGACAATCGTTCAATACATCGCTCGCTGGGCACCTTCCTCTGACGACAATCCGACAGATGAATATGTTGGTTTTGTCGCAACAGCTTGCGGCGTACCTGGCAATCAACCTTACGATTCAACGGACGCTGAGAAGCTTCTGCCGCTGCTTAAGTCTGTATTCCGGTACGAACAAGGGAATTACGTAGTGACAGAAGACCAGATAGCCGAGGGCATCTCGGACGCTCTCAGGCCTTACGTGTAGTGTTAAAGTACTGTCGGACTTTCGCAAATGACTTCACGGCTGATCTAACAGTCTTACAAGTGATCTTATGTAACGGTGTGTAACTCCCCATTAAGGTTGCATAAGTCGCCAAAAATACGTCTTGACGGATCGTAGATTCATAATTTGAGTCTGATCTCAACGGCTGCGAAACCAAGCAGCGCCGAAGTCGCAGGGCCTGACGTTCCCCTGCCGAGGATGAAATCTCGGAATGAACGAACAATGGGAGCTGCCCATGCGAAAGTGGCCTCTTGTTCTTCTGGTTCTCGGTCTGGGTGCTTGTGCCCAGCCCTACTACCCCGTGCAGACCGTCTCCTACCGCCCCTACCAAACACCGCTGTCCCGGTACAACTGGTACAGTCCTGTGCCTGTTCCCCCGCAATCGATGATCGATCAGTGGCGAGCCATGCATTCGGGTGTAACGCCAGCTTCGGCAGATGTCCCGACGCCTGCGCCAGAAAAACCACCACCTCCATCGCCCGATAAATCTGATTGCTACGGCTGGTGGAGCGCCTGCCAATTCTGAAGAGGTAGAAATGGATATAGAAACGCAACTGGCGCAGTACGCGGCGAAACTTCAGGTTGCATCGATGAAGGCGCGCATATGGTCAGTCTGCGCCATCGCTGCGATCTGGCTGGTGTTTCCTGTTGCCGTGGCAAATTTCATCCGTCCGCAGTTCGGCGTGAAGGTGCAGGGGGCATTCCTTAGCCAGCCGCAAGTGGCTTGCGTGATCGTCTTTCTTCTCGCGATCCAGCTCTCCAATACCATAGGCTTCTACCGCCGGGCCGCGCTCGCCGGGCAGTGGGTCTGCATGCCCACCCTCTGGCCCATCGCTGCCATAGCAACCGGCGTGATCGGCAACATGGTTTGGTGGATCTGGACGGGATACTTCGATGCGGTCGGGTATTTCATAGGTTTTTCGTCAGCCGGTGGAACAATCGTCTGCGAACTCATTTGCGAGCTTCTGGGCCGCAAATTCGTGTACGGGGACACGAAGAACTCCTTCGACGAACTAAAAGACACTTGGTCATCACCAGGAGGAATACTCAATGGCCTTTTTGGATAAGTTCCGCGCGCATCGAGCTGACCTGACAATAAAGGAAAGCGTCGATGCGCTCAATGGCATGGACAAATTTATGGAAGGAGGGAAAAACTGGACGCAGAACCAATACATATCACCCGAGGGCAAAGGTTGCCTTGTCGGAGCCCATGAGACGGTGAAAACCCGAGTGCCTGACGGTGCGCGCGAATTCCTCCAGCAAGCCATACTTGAGAGAGAGCCGTGGCGGAAGGGTCATGAGAACATAATCGAGGGCTTTAATGACAGCCACAAGTTCCCGGAAGTTCAGGAAGTGATGACACGGGCGCAGCAACTGGCTCTGGAAAGAGCGCATGCATTGAATGTTCCTGCTCCAAAGATGCCTGCCCTTCCCGCTCCACAGAAGACCTTCCACGGCGACATTCTCTCACCTGAACAGAAGATTCCAGAGAACATCTGGAAGCGCTGACATGCCACAGAACAGCCTCGCTATGATCGTCTCGGCCCTGATCGACATACTGTTGTCGCCTCTACATCTGTTGGTCTGGTTCCACAAAAAGCCGAAAAGCCCCCGCGAAGACGAGCTGGCGAGGGCGTCATACGGGGCTGTTATGGTGGTTGTCGGCATCTTTGTCGTGCCAAGGTTCGCCGAGGGCTGGTGGTGGGTTCTACCACCTGTCCTCGTCGCCTGGGGCTTTCACTGGGTTATGGTTGGCGCATCAAGGTCAGGAGGGCCTCGCGATATGAGGCTGCTCGTGTTGGCCGTGGTCAAGATCGGTGTGGGCGTCTTCGCCTACACTTGGCTGAACCAGTTGCATGGTCTCTATCGCCTTGCACTTATCGCATTCATCGGCTGGTGCATCGTTACCGGCCTCACCAAGTTCGCGCTTCTTCTGCGGCCTCCGTCGAACGTGCATCCGGGGAACCTTACGCCCTACGGCAACAGCAGTTTTGGTGATGGGAGTGGCTTTGCATGAGTTATCGCGGCCAAGAAATCCAGAAGCCCTCCGGTGGTGGAGTCACAGCTATCGTGATTGCCGTTGTGCTGATGCTCGCCGTTCCGGCTGTCGTGGCTGGCTATCAGCATGCCAAGGCGGCGGGATGGTTCGACTGTACGTGCGTTTGCACCTGTGAGTAGGATCAGGGCTGTGTTCGGCTGGTTCAGGAAGTTCATGAAGATCGTTGCGGCTTTCATGGTCGCCCAAACGATCTTGACGGTCTTTTACGTTATCATACTGGTTATCGGTTATCGGATGAACGCATTCCCGGAAGGGAAAGACCCTGTCAGAGCTTTCAACGCCAGCATGAGGGAATTCATATTAAAGCCTGAGTGCAAGCCGATGTGCGTGCTTTGGTAAGGCCATGTCCGGCTCACTGTGGAATGAGAATGGCGGGGTCTATCTTGGGTATGCGTCCGAAGCCACAGAGGGACCACCTCCGCCTCTGACAAAAGAGCTGCGTTACAAGGATGACAGACATATTCTGGTGACGGGCCCCAATGGAAGCGGCAAGTCAATGCGCTTCATCTATCCGAACGTCATGACCCTGATCGGCTGGAGCATGCTGATCAACGATGTTAAGGGCGAGATGTTTGATAAGACGGCAGCGCACAGAAGGGCCTCCGGCAATATCGTCATCAGACTCGATCCCTTCAACGTCTGCGGTCCCGGCTCGGACAGCTTCAATCCTATCGCTGCTCTGCCAATCGATGACAATCTGCCTGATGATGCGATGGAGCTGGCTGAAGCTCTGATCAGAATTTCAGGAAATGACACCCATTGGTCAGAAGCCGCGCAAGAGCTTGTCTGTGGTTTGATTCTCTACGTTCGGCTCGTCATTCCGAATGGGTCACTGATCGATGTAAGGCGGTTGCTCGGTCTCGACTTCATCGGCTGGAAAAGACTTATCCGAGGAGGATACAACACCGATCCGCGACAATACGAGCTGTGGGAGAAGACGCCGGAGAAGGATCGCGATCCCGATTACGAACCTCCGTTCAAGTACGACGGCAAGCTCTATCCCGGCGTGATCGAAGCTTCGATCCTGCATGGCTGGCCGGAGATGGACACCAAGCTTGCCCGCTTTGGAAACATCACCCCGGAAAACAGGGAGATGCTATCTGTGATCAGCACAGCTCTCACCCAAACCCGCGCCCTCGATAGCCGCTCGATCAAGAAGGTGCTTTCGGGTGAAGGATTTGATTACAGCATCGCCAAGGAAAGGCCCGTGACTGTCTATCTGATCCTGCCGCCCCGTCGTCTGGCGACGCATTCTGGCTGGCTGAGAGTGATGATCGCGAGCTTCCTGCGACCGCTGATGAAAGACGTAAAGCCAGCGAAGGTTCCTGTGATGCTCGTCCTCGATGAGTTGTATGCGTCCGGCCTGGAGGCCTTGTTTCGCGCATTGTGA